GATATATGCTCCTGTTCCCACTTCAGCTCCAAGGACCTTTTTTGTTTGTATAGGTCTTGTATCATATATAACCTCCTCATAGGTTATTCTGTATTTGTCAGAGGCAAATACTTTTTCTCCGACATATTCCCATTTTATATCATTTACTCCTAGTTTGTCAACTATAGCTTGTTCAAGGGAAATAGGGTCATCGTTAGATGACACTTCAAATTTTGCGTAATGATCGTATGCGTTTATTGTAATAATGAATTTTTTCATGAATTTTTTTCTTACTTTCTAATTGTGGCGGAACAATGTCCCGCCACAAAAAATTAAATATTAAGCACCTTCTACGCCAAAGATACCTCTAAAGTCAGATACTCCAAATGAATATCTTTCTCTAGCTTTGTATCTTACGTTACCAGTATCGAAATCACCTTCCATCGCTGTTTTGATAGGAGATCTTTCAAAATACTTCATACCGTTTGGCACGTCAGTAATGATGTAGAACGCATCTGTGTCAGTTAAAAAGTTATTAACTCTGTAACCTTGTGGGATCATACCCATAGATACGATTGCATTTACATCGTTATCTGCTGTTCCAACTCTACCTTGAGACTTCATTAATCTCTCAGCTGTGAATTGTAACTCAGAAGGGATAATCATTTTAACACCTCTTGCAGCAATTTTTAGACCTCTTTCGTCTGTCATTGCAGCAATATCGATTAATGATTGCTCTAATGATGTTTCGTTTAAGTCAGATTGTGTTGTTAATGTGTTTTTCACATTACCAGCAATCGTTGAGTGAGACGTACTGAATAAGTTCGCACCATCACCTGATGTGAATTTTCCAGTTGTCACACCTGGTAATCCATTAATTAATGGATTAACAGACTTAACTTGTTTTGTGTTCGCCATAGATCTAGCTAATGCTTTTGTATATCTACTAGCAAGTCTGTCATACAAGTTGTCCTCAATTGCTTCTTCAGTTATTGAGAAGGCAAGAGCTATAGTCTCG